CTCCGATCGCAAAACTGCTTGCCTTTGCAGGCCTGGTCACTTAGTGATTACTACCACTCTAATCTGCGCGCCTTTTCAGGACATGCTTTTCAAGCGATAATTCACTTCTTGAGCGTCGGTTTCTTCAACATATCGACGCTCAGAGGCACCTTCGGGAGTGGGCTCACACTCACGAACTCTTCTTCACTCACCCTTTTCAAAGGGGGTACCTCGAACGCATTCAAGCGTCCAGCAGCCGCACTTCCGGCTACCCGGGGTCCTTCGTCCTTAATCTCAGGAACGACCCGTTTTCTTTTTTCGCGCTTCAATGTTCCCATCGACTCACGCGCATTGTCCAACAACACCTTAGCCTTTGCTTGGCGCTGGACTCTCCTGTGGTGAAAGAATGCCCTGTTTAAAGGGGCAGACAAACCTCCACATTTGCCCATCTTATTACCAAGGGCTGACATCTCAAACGTCTCACCAACGAACGACACACTGGCCGTCGCGTCAATTGTCGGGGTAGCACCACCTGTGCTATCCGTCACGCTGATCCCGATGCCCATAAGAACATCGTCCACAGACGACACTCCTGAATCACCTGCACTGAAGTGCACCAACGCGGCATAATTCCACGTTGCGACTGCGGATCCACCCTCATCCGGGTTACCCACAATCAATCCTGAATTGTTTTGACCTGCCAATTCGGTGATTATATCAACAACTGAGCCTCCACTCGATCCTCCGAGTGACAACGACACGCTACTAATCCACGTGATCGTGTTGCTGATGGAGATAATCGGAGTTGCAATTCGAAGAGTTATCACATAATAACCATCCTCAAACACATCAACAGCGAAAGCTCCAGCGGTGTTCGCATCCGACACCGTCCAAGATGTGGCCGCACCCAACTCGTTCACCTCAAATCCATTCTGAGTAAACGGGTTGATCGCCGGGTCAAACATTGACGAAGGGGACACCCACGTCCCATCCGCCAGATACATACCTGTATCCACATCTTCGTTAACAGGGTCGAACAAACGCACTTTGTAATCGACCCACAACTTCCCCGTCACCAAACTCGTGGCGTCACGGGGTGCGACAAAACGATTATCTTTCGTTACTTCCTTCTTCTTCTCGTCTGTCGGGAGCGCGAATTTTCCTGTCTTCGCCTCGTTAACGAGGGCCTCACGCACCTTCTTCTCCTCCGAGAAAAGGCTCTGTAGCCCCTTAACCGCAAAGTTCACAACACCGTCTGCAACGGTATGGAGCGAATCCTCCAAGATTCCACTCTCTCCGAGACCAACCGTTCCAGCCAGTGTCTCGTTGAACTTCCGAGGGATGGCCTGCTGACTCCTGTTCAGCAGGTTCACCTTCCACCCCTTCCAAGGCGCGCCCATAACACTCTGTTCATGGCGCAGCACCTCCTCCATTGTCATAAATGGAGGTTGATCCGCATCAGGATTGGCCACGGCCGCAACCGTGCCTCCTGTGTCTGTTGGACACGACGGCACATATCGCAATTGCAACATATCAAACTCTCGAGTATGAAACAACTGCGCCAACTTGTGCCCGTACGGAAACAATTCCGGGTTCGTCATCGTGATAAGCATGGGCGAATTTGCAAAATCCTCCGTCACGACAACATCGCCGAGCTCCTCGCTGTACTCAAACTGCAGAGGCTTACTTTTCGGCATGCGCTGAATGGCATCAACAGCCACCGGCGCTCCCGTCAACACGGGATTCGGTTTGCGGCTTTTAAACCGTTGGTCACTCCGACCTTGGCCTTTTCCGAACCGGCCCTTCTTTTTCATAGTCCGGGGTTTTATCCCCTTCTTGCTTTTTGCGGGCATCGCGAAACTTTAAATAATAGTCCTCGAATACACCACCCACAATCAGACCTTCGGCGTACTTAACAAACTCGCCGAACCGAACAGGAAACTCTCTCAAAAGACTCCCACTCACAATAATCAAGTCGAACGATAAATCCGACTTTCTAAACTCAGTAACACGGGAAACACCGTACGCAATCGCTAACTCACGATCACCGACACAATCTCCCCACCGCTCCTTGCTATCACACCTCTTCTTGATAGCACACCACCACACGTCAACGCCACAATGGCCTGACAAACCTTCTTTTAAAAGGCAGCGCGTTTATTAAGTAACGCCTTTAAAGAAGCTCCCGCCCGGAAGGCGGGGGAAATCGTCCCAACACACGTCGAGAGATTCTTGACAATGGCAAAAACGGTAAACAGGATCACGCGTCACACGCACGCGCGACTCAAAACTTGTGTGCAAAACAAGGAGCTCCGACTCATTCTTCCAGGCCGCACGAATAGTGGACCAAGCGAACATAGCGGTTTCTCGCTCAATATGTCGCCTATAACGTCGGTGAAGCTCCTTACACCACGCATCAATCAAACGATAGAGCAAAACATCGCCCCAACAATACATGCGGAACGCAAGCGCCCGCAACAGGCGATACGACGGATCATCAAACTGACCGCCGTACACAAGAGAACACATACTCTTCACTCGATCGGGCACGCCGATCACTCCACCCTTCATCTCCACGAACTTGAGAGACAAAAACTCCCGCTCCAGGAAGTTAGTGCCGTGTCGGATGTATTTAATCTTAAATCCGAGATCTGCATAGCCCTGCTGGAACTTCTCCCAGCTGAACCACGGCCACTCCTCAGTGTGCACCATTCCGAGGTTGTCATCCCCGAGGACACTCGCCTTAAAATTCGCGAGAATCTCCTCCAGCGTCAAACGACGCCCTGCCATACGCTGCAAAATCAACATCAATACAAGAATGTGCAAAATGCAGTTGTCATCGAGTGTCAGATACTCTCCTGAGCTCGTGCCACCTTCTTTTCGGGCGACATCACCCATTTCCAACACCACATACGCATTAATACACATGTCGTAAGCAGTACGCACCTCCTGTAAAAGGCGCGGCGTGACTTGCATCAACGGATACCATCTCATCCGAA